AGTAGATGGTGAGTTACCTGATTGTAGCCCCCTTTCACTTAATAATTATCTAACAGCTATCACTCAAGCTCTTTGTAAAATAGAAGAGTCAATTGTAGTAATAGAAGAAGAAATACCTTCTGATCCATATATACTAGGATGTATTACTGTTCCAGGTATTACTGATGATCCTACAGAAAGCACTGACACACAAGCTGTATTACAAGCTGTAATTAATAAACTTTGTCAAGTATCAGAACAGTTAACTAGTTTTATAGAATTTGTAGCTAACACTTATGTTGCAATTTCAGATATTAATTCTTATATTGAGAGCTATATACAAAATGATCCTAATTCATCCTTAATTAGTAATCGAATGGTTCCTTATGCAGTGACAGCTTACTTTGGACCGTTAAGTAACTTTGATGGAGGTGGAGCAGGTTTAGGTGATTGGGCAAATATATATTTATGTAATGGTGTCAACGGTACACCTGATTTAAGAGGAAGAGTAATAGTTGGAGTTACAGATATGTTAGGAAATGCTCCTTTAGATGCTAATGTTAATCCTAGTAATGGTAACCCTGAGTATGAATTTGGAGAAGCGTTAGGAACAAATAATGTTACATTAACAACACAACAGCTTCCTGTTCATGCTCACTCAGCAGATGCAGATTCAACATTAGATCCAAGTACTCATACTCACAAGATCTTTGGAAATCAAGCAAATCCTACAAATAGTAATGTTACTGGAGTTAGTAGTTTAACATCTTATAATAATTCTGGAGCTTTTGGATCTTATGCAATAAAAACTACTTTGGATCAGTTGGAACCAACCACTGGTCAAACAAGTGGACCTATTAGTAATAATCAACCTGTAACACAAACCATTGATACTCTCATAACTGTACAACCTACAGGTGGAGGAGAATCTCATGAAAACTATCAGCCTGGAAGAGGAGGATATTATATAATTTACTTACCTTAAAATAAAAGAAAAATGGCATACTTACCTGTAAATCCTTGCTGCACTGGTGTAGTTTTAAATAATCCTTGTGGATGTACATCAAATTGTAACTCTTCTACAAACTCATGTGGAAAAAGCGGACCTTTGTCAAGCACAGTTGTGTACGATGGGCCTACAACTCCTTGTTCAAATGTAGAAGCTTGTGAGACATTGAATGCAGCATTATCAAAAATAGACGCTCTTCTTTGTGATTTACAAACTCAACAAGCTCAAAACACTCAAGATATTGCTGACATAAAAGAACAAATAGTTGATATAAATAATCAAATAACTACTATTAATAATAATTGCTGTCCATAATTATGACTGTACTATTAACACTAACTAATGCAGGAATTGACACCAGTAACTTTGAATTATATTCAGATATTGATGGTTTCACAACTGCTTTTGAAACAAATGTAACTAGAGCTTCATTATTAGCTGGTTATACTAGTTCTTTAGTTCCAGATTATACTAATATAGTAAGAGTTCAATCTACTAATAAATGTGTTAATTTTATAGATATTACATTACTAAATACAACAACCACCACTACAACAACACCTTAAGACATGTTAATACAAATAACCATAACAATTCCTCCCTCTGGCTTAGCTGGACCGTTTGATTTATTTTCAGATGCAGATGGATATGCTTCTCCTTTTAGAACACAAGTTCCTACTAATGACTTGTTGCTTGGTTATATTGTAGAGCTTCCTGTAGGTGCAACTATTATTAGAGTTTGTTCTGTAGGTGATTGTACTAATTGTATAGATTTACCAACTAATTGTCCAACTACTACAACCACAACTAGTTCTAGTACTTCTACAACAACTACATCTAGTACTTCAACAACAACCACTAGTACTACTCTTCCTCCATTTGATTTTGGTTGGAGTTTAGTTACAGCTACTCCTGCTGACATAGGAACTGTAAATTTAATAATAGATGCTGATGGTTTAAATGTTGTAGATGCAACAATTAGTGTAGGTAATACTTCTCAATCAGGTACATTGATATTAAATGATGGTCAGGTTATAAATGCAACAATAACTAATGTTAAAACTGGAGTATTTACGTATGTAAATGGAATACTTAAAAACGGATCATTATATCAAGCAGATGATGAGTGTGACTCTTGTGCAAATCAACTAGTAACTGCAATGTCTCCAGCTTATACAATGAACACATCTGATGGTAATGTAAACTTTACTTTCTCAGGAGATGTTACACCAACTACAACAACTACAACTACACTTCCTGAATTTAATTGTATAACTGCAGGACTTTCAGTAAACAATGGAGTTGAAGGTCAGTCAGTAACAGGTTCAGTAGCACTTGGAACTATACAAGATTTTGATCCTATAAACTATTTAATTGGAACAAATAGTTATGTAGCAAGTATATTAATTCCAGCTGGATATAGTAATTCTGGACAACTTTTAGATTGTTCTGCTCTTGCAACTGGTAGTGCTGCACCAACAACTACAACTACTACAACCTTACCTAATTTTACATGTATAATTGCAAACCTTGTAATTGATAGTGGTATCGTTGGAGATGTAGTAACAGGTAGTGTAGCTGAAGGTAGTATATCAGGCTTTAGTCCTGCAACTTATGTAGCAGGTAATAACTTTTATGATGCTACGATTGTAATACCTGCAGGATATGTTAATGCAGGTACAACTATTCAATGTTCTAATTCTGCACAAGGTGAAACAACAACTACAACTACTACTGTGCCACCTACTACAACTACAACAACTACTTTAGGTTTATTTGATTGTACAGATGCAAATGTTTCAATTAGTAATGGTGTAACAGGTGATGCAGTTTTACCTAACACTACATTAACTTTAGGTGCAATAACTAACATTAGTCCTGCTAATTTTGTAAGTGGTACTAATAACTATGATGTAGACGTAACAGTACCTGCAGGATATTCTAATACAGGAGCAACTATTGTATGTACAGTTAGTGGAACAGCTGTTGATCCAACAACAACAACAACCACTACATTACCTTTATTTACTTGTGCAATTGCAAATCCAGTAATTCCTAATGGTACAACTGGTGATTCTATAGTTGTTAATTTAGATGAAGGGCAATTTATTAGTTCTCTTCCTAGTACTTATCAAAGTGGAAATAATACTTACACTGTAAACATACAAGCACCAGCTTCAGGATACTCAAATTCTGGTTCAAATATTACATGTCCTAATATTCAAGGAAGAGGTATTGATCCAACAACTACCACTACAACTACTACACCTACAATATCTGGTAATCTTTCTAGTCAGAGTTCTGGTGGAGGAATAGCATCTTGTGGCTTAACTTTAGATACTATTATACAGATCGAAAATTCTTCTGTTGGAATTCTTAGTGTTGGAGACAGAATACTTCAATTAAATGGAACTCCATATGTTGGAACAGGTAGTGCTTATCAGCGAGTTATTTCTGGAGCTCTTACCAGTGATTATGGTGCTGTAATAAAATCTGATGGCACTGGAATAATAACTGCATTATATCAATGTACATAAAATATGACAGGATTAATACAAATAGCACAGCTAGGAAAATCTACTGGAAACTTTGATTTATACTCTAATGTAAACGATTTTACAGAACCGTTTGCACAAAGAGTAAGTAGATCACAATTAATTAGTGGTTTTGCTTCTGATAAAATACCTGACGATACAAAAGTTGTAAAGGTAAAGTCAAGAGGAGCATGTACAACTTTTTTAGATATAATATTATAAAAGTCTTGTTTTGTTGGTTTTACAAGACTTCTCCTGGGGTGTAAAAGCCCTAGGAGTTTTTTATTTATAACTAAATTCGTTATAAAGAATAACTACACTTAGTAAATTTATTTTTAATATCCAAAATAAATTTCATATCTTTACCACATTTAACTAAATATACAGAAAATGTCTCACGATCCACAATTGCTCAACCAGCTGCAAGAAATGCTATGTTGGAAAAAAAGTAAAAAGTTTTATGCAGAAAAATTACAGATACCTGAAGATGAAGTAGATGAATTAATTAAAGAAATTAGAAGAAGAGGTAAAGAAGAAGGTGGTCAGTTTTTAAGTAAAGCTAAACTCCCTTCTGAAGATTTTCAAATTATTAAAAAAGTAAGTGCTGAAAAAGGTACAATAGAGAGTACACTCACTTTAGATTTTGAACCTAAAGATGATATAGAGCTAGCAAAGCTACATAAGATAGATTTAGATAAATATGTTATAACTAACTATTGGTCTAAAGTTTTACCAAGTGGTAAATTTACTTCTTCAATATTCTCGAGAAAGAAAGAAGCAAAAGATTATACTATTGAAGATTTTAGTAACTTTTTGCAAACTTATAAGTCTAACTATATTCCAATCCCTTCACCAGAAAGAAATGAAAGCAAAGATATTGTAGATATTGAACTTTCTCTTTCTGATTATCATTTAGCTAAACGTTATGTTGATGGTGATAATGATCCTATTGTAAGAATAAGAAGATTTTTTGATGTAGCTAAAGCTTTAATAGATAAAGTTAGATCAGTGTATGATATAAATAAAGTGGTGTTTCCAATATCAAATGATTTTTTTCATACAGATAATTATCAAAACTCAACAACAAATGGTACACCACAAGATACTATATTAGATTACGCTACTGAATATGAAGCTGGGTTTGCTATATTATCAGACACAATTAAAATGTTAAAAGCTAATTCAATAACTGTAGAAGTTATATTAGTACAAGGTAACCATGATAGAACTAAGTCTTTTTATCTAGCACATGCTTTAGATATATTCTTTTCTAATGATGATGATATACAGTTTATAAGAGAAGAAGGATTAATAAAAGGTACATTACTTGGTTCAACATTTATTGGGTTCCATCATGGAAATTGTAAAATAGATCAATTACCATTATTATTTGCTACACATCCAAAATATTCAGAGATGTTTGGTAAAGCTAAATATAGAGAAGTCCATACAGGAGATAAACATCACTATATGGCTAAAGAAATAAAAGGAGTTAGAATACAACAAATGCCTAGTTTATCTGGTACAGATAGATGGCATAAAGATAATAACTTTGTACATAGTGTACGAGCTGCCCTAGCCTTAGTTTATGATAAACAATGGGGAAAGGTGGCTGAATTTGAACAAAGAATATAATTATGGCAACATTAAGAAAATTAGTTTCAGATATAAGATCAACACACAAGATCTTATCAACTGATGCACTTATAACTGACAGAGCAATAG